ACTTTGAAGAGTGGGGATGTGGTCTGATTGATGTAGAGAATACCCGCGTACCTTGGGATGGTAAACCACCAACAGGATGGATAAAAGGTGGATCTAAGCGTAGAGTATTTGGTGGTATTCAAAACAAAGCATGTGATCTTATTACAAGAGAAGAAGTCTGGATTGATCCATCCACAAATGAACCAATCAAAAAAGAATTGACTGGTGCTAATGATGCTGGCCGTTATCCAATGAATATCATTGGAGAGGTTGAAACTGCTCATCAAAAGTATTTCTATGCTCCACGGGCAAATAGAAAAGAAAAGGGAGAAGATAATGACCATCCTACAGTCAAACCCGTGGATTTGATGGCATATCTTATCAAGATCTATTCTCCGCATAATTCTACGGTCCTTGACCCGTTCTGTGGTAGTGGCAGCACTGGAGTCGCAGCAATTCAAGAAAGTAGAAACTTTGTGGGGATAGATCTTAGCGAACACTATAAAGAAATCGCAATGCGACGGTGTGCAGATGCCAAACCGTCCACTATCGCTTGCAATCCGCTTGAAAATGCTCTATCTTAAGAGCATGAAAAATACGCACTTGCAACACCCCGAAGATTCTATCCTTTCGGGTGATCTTAATGTCCTTGATTGGTTCCTCGAAGAGGGTGATCTTTCTGTCAAAATTGATGGCGCTCCTGCTATTGTTTGGGGCACTAATCCTGCGACTGGCAATTTCTTTGTCGGCACAAAATCTGTCTTCAATAAAGTAAAGATTAAAATCAATGAAACGCATGATGACATTGATCGCAATCATTCTGGGGTTGTTGCTAACATACTACACCATTGTTTTGATTGCCTTCCTAGTTTCGACGGAATTGTTCAAGGTGATTTTATTGGGTTTGGTGATGATGATACTTTTTGCCCCAATACGATTACTTACATCTTTGATGAAATAATCGAACAGAACATTATCATTGCACCTCACACGTTTTATGATACTGTGACGGGTGAACTTAAGGATGCTTTTGTCACTGACAAATCTTATCCTTTCGATGACACTGAGACTTGTAAGTTTGTCCAACCTGACGCATGGCAAGTTGATGAAGATTTTGATGAGATTGTTGGTTTCGCACGTCAAATGTCAACGCTGTGTGAGTTTATGAGTGACAAGCAATCACAGCAGATTCAGCAACAACTTAACAGTGTGATTCGTGCTGGTTTGGATATTGATGAACTGACGCTAGAAGCACTGGCATTTGTCAATAAAATTGATGTAAATGTGTTGCGCTTGTGGTCATTGGTCAAGTCAATCAAGGATGACATGTTGTACCTGATGCGAAACAATGGCCCTAAAGCATACATTGGCAACCGTCAATGTGGCGGCGAAGGTTATGTTCGCGTGAATGATTATGGTATGTTCAAACTTGTCAACCGAGAGCAATTCTCTCACGCAAACTTTAACAATGGTCGTTTTGCATGTGCCAACTGATGAACACTTTCACTATTGATGATCAACTGGTAATGTTAATTGATCGTTTGAATAATGCGATCAATGTTTGTTACGAAGCACCTGAAATTGAGGATCAAGGTTATCCCTATGCTACAGGATATTCACGGTCTGCGATGATTGATGTAGCAAACGATTTGAGTGCTATTGTGAAACAAATGCGAGAGCAGGTGGACAGTTGAGAGAAGTGTCCACTTTTCTCCCCACGGGCATCGTTTCCGTGTATATTAAAAGAGTCAAAGGAACGCAACCATGACGATCACTCAAACCAAACCACAATTTCTGACTGAAGCACTCATTGAAGTGTTGAATAATGAGTGGAAAGTTCTTTCACTTGAAAATGGTCGTTCTGTTTATACTCAACTGGAGATTGAAGAGGGTCGCAAATATATCAAAGTTTGGTCTTATCTTGTCAGCGGTGGTGAGAGACTTAACGGACGTTCTTGCTGGATGTTCGTTGATAAGAACTCTGGCGAATGTTACAAACCTGCTAGTTACAAAGCACCTGCAAAAGGTGTCCGCTATCTGATCACTCAGTTGACAGATAATCCTCACATTTGTGATGCTTACGGTTCGTTTCTGTATCTCTGATGACTGAACTTTTTCCTGGAACTATCAACCAACTCAACAATCTTTCAATCCGTAAAATGACATTTACTGACCGACAATTAGAACTGATTGCTAATGCTGTTGAGGATTATGCTGTTTTGATTGATGAAGATGCTGCTGATGAATGTGGTGAAATTCTAGACATTATTGAAGCACACTTTTACAACAAAAATTTCAAAAAATGATTACTTCCAAAGCACACTTGCTCCGCATAATGAAAAATTGTGATGGAGCAGATACTCTCACAAGAGAGGAAAAGTTTCAAGTCTTTGTTAATGTCTGCGACAATATCTTAGCAGAAGGTAGAATTACCAAAGCAAATCACACTCGTTGGACTAACATTTTTTGATGATGACTTCCACCTACAAAGTTACATATTACAAACCAAATGTTGGTGGTAGTCGGTCAATGAATGTGCAGGCAGAGTATCACTCTGAGGCAGAAGATCTTGTGAGAGGTATGGTTCCCGGTGCGGACATTATTAACTCTCAAGAGGTTAAAAATGCAGGAGATTCAGCCACTTCCGCCATGGACATTGGTGGTTCTGCTGTAATTCTTGGTGCATTATTAGCAATCGGTGTTATTATTGCATACTGGTATATTGTATTGCCAGTTGCACTCATCATCGGCATTTTTTGGTACTTTATTAACAACAACTGATCATGATTGTCCTTACTTCTGAAAACCAAGGTTGTGCCTACTCCATTTGTAGTGAAGGCGCACTTTATTACACTCCAATGTATAAAGACGGATCTATCAATCTTGAGGATTGGAGTGAAGTTGACCTGATGAGTTTACTGGGTGAAGATGAGAACCTCCGTCTGGAAGTTGATCAGATTCATGAACAACTTATCGCAATGAGTAAAGTAATCGGGGAGTATTTTCAAAAATGAAATGGGAAGTTAAGTTGTATGTTGGTGGCAAAGTTTTCACTGAAGAAGTTTATGCCAGCAATTATCGTGACGCAAGAGAGACAGCCTGTGCTCGCAATCCTAAAGCAAAAGTGATTGGTGTCAACCCTATTATTGGAGGTTAAATGATGAACTTTCCCCGTTTCGGTATTATCACTGAGGATCGCTCTTCTGAGTTATTCACAGTTGAAACAGATTGGCACGAAGCAGTATTTCATTGTAAGGAAGATTATGATGAAATAGTATCATTTTGCAAGGAGCAAAATCTTACTTTGGATTACTTTTTGGAAGAGTTTGGTAGTATTGAAAATTACGAAGAATACTGCCTTAATTGATAACTTTGTTTTTTCCTGAATCGGGAGCGTTGCTGATGACCTAGCACCCGTCCCGAACCAAAATGCGAGAAAATCCATTGTTTATACTTTGAGAACCCTTGCCATCACTGGGGTTCTGTGAGTCTAGTCTGAGTCTCGTCACTCTGCCCCTGACTCTGCCCCTAGGTAGAGTCGCAAGAGACTCAAAGAGATTCTCCGTTTGGTATCAACCGATACCGCACGGGGTTTCGTGGTGCGGTATCTTATAGGAGTGGAGGGGAGACCCGTCCGCAACGCACCTTAACAATTGAATCCTATGCTGACTCCTGCTGAGGCATCCGCCGCAGTTTATGATGATCGTGAACTCGTTTTCGGCATCATGGACAAAATGGATGGTTTCGGACGCTGGAACTCTGATGACATTTGTTCTTTTATTTGCCAAGCATTAGAAGAAACAAATGTTACTTTGAAAGAAATGTCTCGCTTTAGCAAGCAGACAACCTGGCGTTTCTTCCGTATGTTGGAAGAAAACGGACATCTTATTTGAAGGGCGATTGCCCTTCTTTTGCCCTTCTTTTTTATATTATGAAACCCAAAGAGTTACAAAAGCACCTTAAAAATCTTGGTTTTGAAGTATACCGAGAGACAGGAAAGCACAGGATTTATGTTCATTCTGTGACCAGAAAAAAGTTATCAACTTCCAAAACTCCATCTGATCGTTATGCTTGGAAACAGGCACTTCGTGACATTGAAAGATACAAATTGGCAGGTTAATCCTGCCTTTTTTTATAATCAACAACCTTTGTGCCAGTTGGTCAAAGTGTCCACCATTCTCCCCATTGGCACCTAAAACCTGTATATTAAAAGAGTCAAAAGAAAACCACTCCATGGCAGTTCAAATCGCTAATCACTCTCACTACAAAATCGAGATTGATTTCCCTGAGTCGCCACAGCATCCCATCGTATACTTTCGCAAGTGTCGCAAATGCAAGACTCACATGGGCATGGAGAGGCAGCATGATCGTATTGTTAACGAGTCTTGCGATCAGTGGCGCGACTATGGTTTCCGCCGTCTCACCGTGTCCCGTGTGCCTGCCAATGAAGTGGCCACCTGGTGACCCATAGGGCGCCAGATGCCCTATAATTAATTCATACCAAACGATTCAACTCAAAATGCAACTCACAGCACAACACGGAAACATGGTTGTTGACTTCTACCCCGTCAAATATGCTGATGGAAGTATTAGTGAGCGTCTAATGTATAAGACAGTTACATTTTCTAATGACATGCAATCAAAGTCCTACATTAACAAAGAATCGTTTGAAAAAGAGGTTGATAATCGTGTTTATGGGTACAACTATGAAGTGACTGATTTGCACACAGAACCACAACTTTTCAATTCTGCATTGATTCAAACTCGTTGGTGATTATGTCATTGATTAAGACCTATCTTCACACTCTTCAAATGAACAATCAACTTGAAATGTTATCACGAAGAGAACAACTTATGGAGGACATTGATTGTATCATTGAATCGAACTTTGGTGAGGTTGAATATAAAGATGATGTAATTCGTCAACTTTGTGATGCTGTCTGCAAAAACTTTCCCACTAACTGACACAAATGACTAACAAAATCATCGACCGCGATCAACTCCAAGATTCTATGATTCAGCAGATCTTGGATGGTATGGACATCAAAACAATGATGGCAATTCTTTATGATAACATGAGTGAGACTTATGATAAGTAT